ACTTTAATTTAGCTTTGCACAACTACAACGGAGTTGTTTCAACCTGGCACGGAGTGCATCAACGGTTGCAAACGCTCGGGAACGAAGTTCCCTACTAATATTTTACATTTTCAACGCACAAAACATTAATCCTTGCCACGCGAAGCGTGTGTGCGTTTCACAGCTTGCACACAGAGTTTTTCTACTCCCACATATCATCGGAATACTTGTTTTTCAAGCTCTCGCACGGAGTGCGAAAAAGCTGCGCTACGGGGCCTCGATACAAGCTTTTTTTCGCTTTTTTTCTACGAAAAATGCGTATTTTTTCATATTTTTCCGCTTTTTTACTGATTTTTCACTTAAAACACATCTTTTTGAAGGCGCGGCGACCGTAGGGAGCCGGCGCAGGCACTTTTTACTTGCATTTTGGTCTAATTTTATGCTAAAATACCAGGGTGGGGCAGGGGCAAGCCTTGTACCAAGGACTTCTGGCTCAAATTGGTCGTCTAAATACTACTATTTGACCTTGACCAGTCTAAAATCTACTTTCTACTGGCGCTAAGGCGCATTTTTTATTGATTTTTATCGTTCAAACGCGCCAAAAAGCTGTTATTTATCAATTGCTTAGCCCCCGACGCCCTCTAGGGCCTCCTGGCGTAAGTATTTGATTCTAAAAGGGAATTTTGGACAAAAAAAAGCCCCCGAAGGGGCTTTTCTCACGCACGAAGTGCGATTTAGTTGGCAACCATGCCCAAAAGACGGGTAAGTGCGTCTTTAGTGGCACCTTCGAAGCCTTTGGTGTCGAAACCAGTGGCATCGAGGTCGCGAAGGATCTCCTTTTTAGTCGGTCCTTCGACTTTGCGGGTTGCAACCTTCTCTTTCGCAACATATACGCCCTCACGGACGAGTTTGGAGCGAACCGAGCGAACAGATTTGCCGATGGTCTCAGCAATCTCCTCAACAGCCGTGCCAGCTTGGTATGCGGACACGATTTGCCCGGTGAGTTCAGGCGAATAGTTAACTTTGCGTGCTTCTGCCATGATTGGCCTCCTTTCTGTCTATGAAAAAGATAATACGCGAAATCTGACCAGATAGCAAGAGAAAAATGAGACTTGAACCTGAAAATATTTTGCTGCGAAATCCATTTTTTGCTTGACACGATCTAATTTCTACTTTATACTGGCGCCGCAGGCGCAAATGTTAATTTTTAATGGTCAATTGCGATTGCGACTCATTCGCATTTGAATTTTGTTGGTGAAACGCCCCGAAAAAGTGTTTAATATCAATTGCTTAGTGCCCGAGGCCCGTAGGGCGCCCCGCCGTAATTCCTTGATTTTATTGGCTTTTTCGGCGCATTTTTTTCTTGACAACGCAATAAAAAACCCCCGCTGGACGTAAGCCTTGGGGGTGAAAACTAATCTATGGAGGATGACGCTTTTCTGTGCTTTTGGTAAGGGATGTTCCTCTCAATGGAAGAACTCTTATTCAATCTTTCCTTACCGGACGTGTCAGCCCTTTTCAGCTATTGGCGAGAAAGTATCCTCTAGTCAGTTTTTAGTTTTGGTTGCCGTTAGGAAACCTTGACGATCAAGTAAGCGATTGCTTCCTTAGTCGCACCGGTCAAACCGTTGACCGGCATTTGTGGGTCTAACCCTTCGAGCTGGTTTAACAGCTCTTTTTTGGTTGGGCCATTGTCCCGTGTGGACGTTGGCTTTTCGGTGGCGACATATACGCCTTCCCGAACCAATTTGGAAATAACCGACCGCTTGGATTTGCCGATTGTTTCCGCGATGTCCTCGACTGAGGTTCCATCTTGGTAAGCCGTGGTCATGGCGACAACCATTTCCTCGGTGTAGTTGGGTTGAGCTTTTGCCATATTTAAATTCCTTTCCTAACTGGCTGTTGTCTCGTGATGATGTGAATATACGCGATCTAGATTTGAATTGCAAGAAAAAAGTGTATGAAAAAACCCTTTAGTTTCAATGACTTAGCGGGGGAGGCCCCTAAGGGCCCCCGGCGCCAAGTCGTTGATTTATAACGACTTTTCGCGCCTTTTTTTCCTTGACAATGCTATTTGAATATGAGCCAGACAATGCCGCCCACGACAAATGTGTCGAGTATTATTGAGTAGACAAAATATAATTTTATCAACCAAGGCAAAACAATTTTGAACCGATTTTTCATGCCGCAACCCCTAACCGTTCGTTGATAGTTTTCCAAACATTGCCCTCGAAATCTGAAGGCTTGCGAACAATTTTCATCGGCTTTTTGCGAGCCAATGCCTTGAGCAAAATTTGCTTTTCGATCTGGACATCGTGCCAAGCAATATGTCGCTCGACAAAATCAGGATCTTGATTTTCAAACCGAAAAGCGGATTCCGCAGACGTTGACAGAAATTTGCCCGAAGGCGTTTTTTCTGCCGTGTAGGTTTTCGGAACGCTTGCGCCCCAGTAAGACCAAATATCTAAAAGGTCAAATGGGCGATCTAAAAATTTTGCGTTTTTATCGCCTGTCAATTCTCGCAACGTGTGCGGAAGCCAAGTAAAATCAAACCGCGCATTGTAAGCGGTCAAAATTACGCGGTGTCCGGCATCTGCCAGCGCGTTAATTTGCGCGTTGAAAATATCCCGAACTTCAATGATTGACGCTGGCGTAATTTGACGAGCGAAAGTGTCGTCAAAATAATGGCCTAGCTTTTCTTTGAAAAACGGAACATCGGCGCGGAACGCCTCGCGGATTACGAACGAACCCGAACCGAAATCATTTCCGCGCCTGTCCGAAATCGTCCAGGCTACGTCAAACGCAATGCGCTTTTTTAGAGTGGTTTCAATATCGAGAACGACAAAAAGTGTGGGTTTCATTTTTTATCCTAACAAAATGATTGCGAGAAGAACCGACTGGAGAGCGAAACCAACCGCGTTGGAAACGAGATAGAGCCAATCGGTCTGGGCGACTGCCCGAAGGAAGAACAAGAACAGTCCCGCCCAGATCATCAAAACCATATCAAGAGGTGGCAAATCGCTAGACCAGCCCATGATAACGGAAACGCTGGTTGGAATGGTTGCCCCATGTATGAGAACCATTCCGATCCAGCCTCCGATTTCTGCAAGTGTTTTTTTCATCATGTGAGCATCCTAAACTAGTCTGCCCCATATGTCAACCCCTCTAGCTCATTTTTTTGAAAAAAAGTGTCGCGAAAAACCCTTTAATATCAATGACTTAGCGCGGGAGGCCCATAAGGGCGTCCGGGCGTAAGCCCTTGTTTTTATTGAGCTTTTAGCCCTATATTTCAAGGGCTTTAGCTAAAATTTCCAACGCCTTTTCTCGGCCAGTTTCTTTATTGTTATAATCGAGAATATTCCAGTCGTTTGTTTCGGTCAACATTCTTTCCTTGTAAATGGTTATCATGTCGAATTTTGAAAGCGCGATTGGATCATTGCTCGAAAATTTCCAATAACGCAAGGGATCATGCTCCCGATTGTTTAGGCGTTTTTCTTGTTCGATTTCAGAAATCGAAAGCCATAATTTTATGAAAGTGACATTTTGGGAATTTTCCCAATTTGTAACCGCACCCATAAAATTGCTATAAGCCGTTTGCGAACACCAGCCCATAACAGGCTGAAGCAAAGCGCGAGAATACCAAGACCGATCATAAAAAACGATCTCACCTTGGCGTGGCATTTTTTTCGCCCATGATGGCAACCAGTTTCGCATAGTGGTTCTGTTAGGCTTAAAAGATTGTTGAACGCGGAACGTGTATGGTGGCAAGTATTTTGTGAGTTTGCGAATTGTGCCAGATTTGCCAGCACCATCTCGGCCCTCTAAAACAACCGCGACACGTTGACCGCTGGCATAAATTTTTTCTGCCAGTTTATTTAATTCAACGTAGTTTTGTAATTCTTGGTTCATGCTACAGCCCTTTCATTGTATTTGCGTGGATGAATAACGGCAATTCCTAACTTGCGAAGTATTGACCGAACGCTTGAAGCGTCATCGAACATTACCTTGTTTGCATTTTTGAATTGCCGAAGATTGAACAACCGCCGAAGCTGATTTGCTTTTAACTCGCCATCGGCGCGATTGTCGCCAACCTTGCGAGATAAAATCATATCGGGATTAATTCCCTCGTTCATTAAAAATTCAAAATCCGCATCTTGCATATTTCGAGCGGTGCAGACAATTACGAAATCGCCTTTTTTCTGTCGTCTGCGAACCTCTTGGGCAAGCGGTAAAAGCGTGTCGCCAAATATTTTTTCTGGCGTTGCATTTTCTAGCCAATGTGCAAGATCAAGCGTACCGTCTGGCAATGTTGCTTGGCGGTGTTCGCTATTGATGCAAGTCCCATCTAGGTCAAATATTATTACGTTTTTCATAGCCACCTCTAGTTAAAAAAAATTAGGTAAACGATACCACCGATCACGATGGTTTCCGAAACGATTGAATAGCACAGATATGCTTTAATCAACCAAGGAAGAATAATTTTGAATTTGTTTTTCATGGTGTCAATTTATAGCAATCGGTCTTGATAGTCAAGAAAAAAGTGCACGAAATAACGTAATGAAATCAATGGGTTAGCGCGGGGGACCCCTTAGGGTATCGGCCTCTAAGACCTTGTTTTTAAACGCTTTTTCGCGCCTTTTGCACTCACGTTTCACTAAATTTTGGCACCCCTGCCACTGGCGCCAGATGAGAATGATTCTCATTCTCACCTTGCCTAGTCCTATCTTTCGTTGTTCAATAAGACAGCGCACATACCGCCAAGCATGGCGGCGACTGATATAAGTATGCAAGCCAAATGTGCTTCAGTCGATGCCGATGGCATTGCAATAACCAATGCTAGAACAAACGTGAAACTAAACACACCGGCGAACATTAACATAACCGCTAGCATATGCATTACATCTTTAATCATTTTTCTATTCCCTTCCGCTCATAGCTAACACACCCCACATCATGCAAGGCATACCTACCGCCGTTAATATTGTGAACATACCCCAATCACTATTCGGGAATTCGATCATGCCACAAGCGGCGATCACTAAAACCAAACCTACAAAAAATCTAATCATTTTAATAACCTCTCTTATCGACTGTTAATATTACATATTGATAGCACGTCGACTTATTAAAGTCAACCATTGCCGCTTCAATATTAGCGGCCTTTACTACTTGACAAGCCGTCCTGCCGCCGTCGCTCTCATACCTTATCAGATAGGAATCTAACTTAGCACCTGCGGCCAGAGCGGCCTTGTGTTCTGCGAGTGCGGCGTCGTGCTTGCGCGCCCAGTTTGAGATCATTTTGAAACCGAATTTCGACATTGAACTATTTCCTTTCCTACCGCTGGCCTAGGCCGCCGCTTTTTTAGCGCGGCGGAGCTTGGCGGCCAGCTTGTGGTTTTTCTGCATTTTGGCTCGGAAAATTTTCCTTGCCATTTTGGCGGCTTCGCTATCGCGACCCGGCTTGATTGTCCGGCGCTTGCCGCCTGCCGTGAAGGTCATTTTCTGGAACCGCTTGATGATTTTCTCGATTGCCTGCGCGTCCTTGGCGTTTGCCTCTGCGCGGGTTTTCTCGAAATGGCAGCGACCGCAAAGCGCCGTGGCATTGTCGATATCGCTGGAACCGCCGAACTGTAACGCGTGGCAATGATCGACCTGCGTGGCCTTTTCTTTTTTGCAGCATACGCAGAAACCCTTGAGAACTTCGCGCTTGATGGCGGCGGTGAAATCGCGTCCGTTGGTGACTGTTCTTGAAATGCTCATGTCTATCTCCTTGTTTCGATGATTAAGAGTGTATAGCAATCAACCCTATATGTCAAACGGGTTCGCCTGTAAGTGATTGATTTTATTGCGTTATTCGGCGTTTTTTTTATGCTTTTTTTATTGCTAAGTCATTGATATTAAACGATTTTTTTCGCAAGTTTTTTTATCTTTTTTTATTTTATTTTCATATGCAAATGATAATCATTCGCAACTCGCGCCCCTATAGGGGGCGGTTCTTAGGACTTGACCTAGCTTGCACGCGGCGGGCACCTGCTCAGAAACTTTACAAGGGAATTTTTGAAAATTTAGGGAGAAATCTTGACATACCTTAAAGGTAGTATTATACTATTTATAGAAATTTTAAGAGGGGACAACTATGGAAGAAAAATTTAAATATGGACCATTAATCTGGAATCATGTTCAAGAGGAAGATGATTCAGGAAACTATTGGTGGCCGGGATTACCACCTGTTGAGTATGATAGCCAGGGTATTCCTTTAGATAATAAGGGATTACAATGTTTACCTATCTCTTCTCCGGTTCACCCTGATTACGAGTCAAAAAACTCCGTTTTTAATATATCTATAAATGACTACTTACCTTCGATAGAGGAATGGTCAGAATGGTTTGATGAACATTTTATTGAAATTTCAGAAGATCGTATAAAGCGTGAGATTCTTAAATGGTATTCAAGACAAAGTGGAAAAACTGTAGAATTTTTTAAATTACAGGAAAATTGTAATACACTTGATGAAATGGTAAAAGCAGTATGGCAACCAGACGAAAACAAATAATTGATGGTCTTATCATAGAGCTAGGACAAACTCCTGATATAGACTCTTCAAATGTGTTTAAGCATTTTAAATATATGGAAGAGATAAATGATTTTCCTACTGTTTGCCTTACTCCTGGCTCAGAAAGTCGTGAAGAGCTTGGAGCTAATCGAAGGCTAGGCAGTATAGGTGTTGCACTCCGTGGATATGTTTTTGATGAAAATAATATTGACACAGCTGAGATTTTTGCACAAAATGTAGAATCAAAGGTAGATTCTTTTTCTGCAAATGTAGCTGCAAAAGCTAATGGTGTGTCAGATGCACGTGTTGTTAGTTTTCGCACTGATGAAGGACTTTTTCAGCCATATGGCGTTGCAGATTTAGAAGTTGAAATTTTATATGACTTGGATGAAAATGTATGACGTCAAATGCTATTGCACCAACAACTACAGTCGATGCACTTAATAAGACACTTGAGGCACCTCCGCTCGATCCTGTTGTATTGGCTATTGCGAATGATTATCTCTCTGGTAAATCTGTTGAAGAGATATCTGAAGAATATGCGGTTTCCCAGGATCGGATAACATCCGTTATCGAAAAGAAAGAAGTAAAATCATATATTGATAATGTATTCGCTACGCAAGGTTACTTAAATAGGATCAAGCGAATTAACCTTATAAATCAAGTAATTGATCAAAAAATTCAAGACGCTGTTGAGACTGGTATATATTCCAAAAAAGATCTTCTTGACTGGATGAAACACCTCCACGAAGTGGAGACAGCTTTAAAACCAAAATCAACTGGACCTGCTGTTGCAGTACAGATTAATAATTATGATAAATTGATGAAGGACTTAATGGAATGACAACACAAATGCCGATGGATGGTGGGAACCAAGCTATTAACGTTCTCGGCCTAAAACCCGGTAAAGGGCATCAAGTTCCATTCACTTCTAGTTCGGCCAATACATCACCGGAAATTTCCGAAACGATCTCCGTTGTTACGGTTTATTCTACCGCTGATTGCTTTATTCAAACGGGAGATGCAGATGTAACGTGTACTACGTCGAATGGACATTTTTTACCTGCATCAACTATAATTGACCTTGGACTTGGAGGGGGTATACAAGTTCGTAATTTTGATAAATATTTATGTGTAATAGGGAGCAGCGGTTCTGGAACTCTGTATGTAAGCGAGCGTAAATAATGACTGGCCTCGGACTTGGGCTAGGTATCTCTTCTGGCGGAATTGGGGGAGGTGCCGTAAGTTTTCTCTATTTAATGACTCAAGATGGTGACATTTTAATTAGTCAAAAAAATAGAGGCGAACCCTCAAGTCCTGCGTTTCTGGTTTATGAGCCAAACGATGATATAACATCTGATACATTACCAGAACCTACTGAATTACTACTATCACAAGACAGTAAATTCTTACAGACTCAAGACGGACGTTTAATTGCGCAAAACTCTGCTGACAGACCTTATGATAGGCTTATGAGCCAAGATGATAATAATATGATAACACAAGCCGGTGACTATTTAGTCTCTGAGCAGGTATCGTAAAGAGAGATAAAATATGGCTAATGTAAAAATTACAGACCTTACAGCACTTTCTGGCTCAGATGCCGTAGATGCCGATGCTTTTGTTGTTGTTGATATAAGTGCTGATCAAACTAAGAAAATAACGCGTGCAGAACTTACAACTGCAATTTCTGCTGCTAATGATTATGTAACTTATACGCAACTTAACGCTAATTTAAATACAACTACTGCAAACGTTACCGCCGTTGAAACGAGACGTACAAATAATATCGCGGGAGCTATAAGTACTGTATTAACAGGCGATTTAACAGCTTCACGGGCAATGGTAACTAATGGTTCGGGTAAGATTGCTATAAGCGATGTTACTGCTACTGAACTTAGTTATTTAGACGGAGTAAGTTCAGCGGTCCAGACGCAAATTGACGCAAAAATCGCGACGACTACTTCCGCCTCGAACGACTATGTGACATATACGAGATTAAATGCAAACTTAAATACTACTACGTCAAACGTTACCGCAGTAGAGACACGACGTACTAATAATATTGCAGGTGCAATAAGTTCTGTTCTAACATCAGACCTAACAGCTTCTCGTGCGATGGCTTCCGATGGATCAGGTAAAATTGCTATAAGTGATGTAACAGCTACCGAGCTAGGATATCTTGACGGTGTTACTTCTGCGATTCAAACACAGTTTACTGGGGCCGAGACAAGACGTACTAATAATATCGCAGGAGCTGTATCTACCGTTACCACTTCTGATCTTACTGCCGATAGAGCTGTAATATCTAACGGTTCTGGTAAGCTAGCTATAAGTGCCGTCACCTCAACTGAAGTTGGGTATCTTGACGGAGTTTCCTCTGCAATTCAAACACAGTTAGATGCTAAAGCAGCATTAGCAGGTGCAACATTTACTGGACAAGTTAATTTTAATGATGATGCTGTTATTACAGGTAATCTTACTGTTAATGGTGATACAGTTACTGCTAATGCAGTAAACTTAATAGTACAAGATCAATTTATTGCATTATCTAATGGTGGTACTTCATCTATGGATGTTGGTATCTTTTACAATAGAGGTACTGAAGGTAATGCTGCTGTTTGGTATGATGCTTCAGCTTCGTCTTTCTATTTGTCAGAAACAAAAGACCCCTTTTCTAATACTACGGTTAAACCAACTTCTGCAGCTAATTTAAATGTAGGTGCTCTTACTACTTCTTCTATTACTCTTGGTGCTACTGCTATAACAGCAACAGGTACAGAACTTAATTATGTTGATGGTGTTACAAGTGCTATACAAACACAGCTTGATGCTAAACAAGCTACTATTACAGGTGGTGCTACAACTATTGACACAGAAGATTTAACAGCTTCTCGCGCATTAGTAAGTAGTGGTTCAGGTAAAGTTGCTGTAAGTGATGTAACAGCTACTGAACTTGGTTATCTTGATGGTGTTACCTCTGCAATTCAAACTCAATTTACAGGAGCAGAAACTAGACGTACTAATAATATTGCTGGTGCTGTTTCTACAGTAACAACTTCTGATCTTACTGCGGATAGAGCTGTAATATCTAATGGTTCAGGTAAGTTAGCAGTAAGTGCTGTTACTTCTACTGAGATTGGGTATCTTGATGGTGTTACAAGTTCTATACAAACACAGATAGACGCAGCAGGTGCAACTTTCACAAATGCTGCGTATACTACAACTACTGCTAATTCATATAATATAGGTACAACTGTTGCAAATATTAATGAGACAGAAGTTTATCTTGATGGGGTATACCAGATTAAAAGTCAATATGTTATGGCAAACTCTTCTCATAACGTACAATTTAAAGAAGCTACGTTTACAGCAGGAATCAGTTTAGAAATAGTCGCGCATACTTAAAAATTTTAATTGACACTTAATTATAGTAACGTTATACTTAATTAAATTACACGAAAGGTGACTTAAATGGTTACTAGAGTCGGAAAATTTGTTGGAGGTCTTGGTCAAGACATTACCAATATTGCAAATGCACATGCTACTGAAAATAGAATAGCATTTGGTGCAGCTTTAAATCCAGTTGCCAATGTTCATGTAACTGGTAATGTTTTTGCTACTACTACGATACATGCTCATACAGGTTTTTTAGTACCTGATGATGGTGATATTGGTTCTCTTAGCGCTACTGATGCTATGCAAATTAGCTCTGCTGGTATTGTAACATTTAAAGATGATATTAAGATTAAAGATGGGGGAACAATAGGGGTTGCATCAGCAGCTGATGCTATGACTATTAGTTCCGCAGGTATAGTTACCTTTAAAGACGATATTTTAATCAAAGATGGCGGGACAATAGGCGTTGCTTCTGCTGCTACTGCCATTACTATTGCTTCAACAGGTATCGTAACATTTGTAGATGACATCGTTGTTAAAGATGATGGTACTATAGGGAGTGCATCGGCTCCAACAGCTATGACTATTGACTCATCTGGTATTGTCGCGTTTGTTGACGATATTAAAATTAAAGATGCTGGTACAATTGGATCTGCTTCAGATCCTGATGCAATTGCAATCGGAGCAGATGGTGATGTTACACTAACTCAAGACTTAGAACTTCAGCATGATGGTGCTACAATTTCTTTTGGCGGAAATGATGAAATTGTTTTAACACACGTTCATGATACTGGATTAGCATTAACAGATACGGGAGGATCACCTACCTTTCAGTTACATGATGCCGGTGAATCTATATCTTCTGACGGCAGTAAACTTATTCTTACATCTAATAGTGTTGCTTTTAATATGCCAACTGCTGACGGTAATGCAGATCAGGTTTTAAAAACAGATGGGTCAGGAACTTTATCATTTGTTGACCAATCAGCAGGAGAGGTTAATCCAGCTACTGAATTAGCTACAGATACAGATTGTGGAACTGCTTCATCTGCAACTAATGACGCATTTGGCCAAGCTGTATCTGCATTAACAGTATTAGATTTATTAACAAAAGCTGAAAATGCTTTAGGCACCGTAGATATGGGTGCATTATCATAAGGAGAATATAAATGCCTACACAATTACAACTTCGTCGCGGCACGACGAGCCAAAATAATAGTTTTACAGGGGCAGTTGGAGAACTTTCTCTTGATACTGATTCAGAAAACATTCGTATGCATGATGGCAGTACTGCTGGTGGTATAGAAATTATTCCATCAGGAACTGTAGTAGCATATGGAGGTGGTACTGCGCCAACAGGATATTTAATATGTGACGATTCTGCGGTGTCTCGTACTACTTACGCTCGATTATTTGCTATTTTAGGAACTACTTATGGAGCAGGAAATGGAACCACTACTTTTAATGTTCCTGATTTACGTGATAGACTTCCTCTAGGTAAAGGAACTAATAATAGTACACTTGGCGGAGAAACTACTGGAGCATCTG